TTCACGACGCCATTGTGCTGATCGTGCCTATCGAGCATGCTGAACAGGTGTACAAAGAGGTTGTGCCTCTGTGCATGGTGCAGCAGGTTCCTTTTTACCCGCGGCGCCTAGATGGCACCCTTATTGACGCGGGCCCATACTACTTCGGTTCGTCACGTGAAGTGTTCGTCCACTGGGGCGAAGTTCTCAAACCAGCCGAAGCAAAATCGTTGGGCCTGCATTTTCTGGCTGAAAACGAGGACTAGACATTCTCGATTCATCTGGTAGACTGCAGTCAGCAACGCGGGAGACAACTTCCCGTACTTTTAATAACGCAAAGGTAAACCAATCCTTTGCACAACTAGAAAGAGAAGGTTTGATATGCCTCGTTACGATTCCCAAAATCTGGCCGCAATTGACCCCAATTTTCGTCGTCAGCACAATCTGGACGGCGGCGGCAAGGCCAACAATCGTTACACCTACGGCAAGCAAGTTCTGATTGCTGCCGGTAATGACTTGGTTGGCAACGGTCTGTGCCTTCGGCTAATGCCGATCTACGAAGAGGGCACGACAAACGTCGTAAACTTCCGTGAAGGCCCTGACAATGTCGCCATGGGCGACTGGTGTCGGTTGCTGACGGTGGCGCACTGGGTCGGAAATCCAGGCGTGTGTTTCATCGTGCATGACGGCGACCCCAACAAAGATATCCGCGAAAGCCCGTACAACCTGTTGTACAACGTGGCTTGGAAGAACAAGGAGACACCGGGCATCGGCCGGCTGTTCAGCGAACTGCTGCAAAAGCCGAAGGTGTTGAAGTCTTCTATTGGTTCGCTAACCAAGCCCGAGAAGATGCTGTTTATTTCGGCTAGCATCGTGGGTGTTGATGACCGCGGTCGCGTCACGCTGAGCGCCTTTAGCGACGATCCCAAGCGTAATGCGCGGATCATCGGCCTGAAGTTCAGTGCCTTGCAGTCGCTGTTTTCGGCGCTGCAGGCTCGCGATCCTGCCACCAACGAGCACCTGTCCGGCGACATGCTGTCGATGGGCGGCGCGAAGTTGCTGACCATTCTTCCCGAAGCGTTTGATAGCGGTTCGCAGAAGATTATGGGCATCGGTGCCAACGGTCCCGAAGTGTTCCACTGTCCGAAGTACGCCCGTGGCGGCGAGCAGTACATCGTCGGCTACCCGCCGCCGGATCGACGCAGTGCGTTTACGCATTTCGCGTTCCTGCACGATACGTTTAACGGGCAGGAGATTTCGCTAGAGCCGTTCGCTGATCGGATTGCACAGGAAGCCGGGTCTTGGGACCAGCACCTGTATATTCCGTCTTACGAAGAGCAGGCGGAATTACTGGCTCCCGCGTTCCCGCGCGAGGCGCTTGAGTTTGCGTGGCAGGAGTACCCGCAGTACCTGCGGGCACTTTCGCGGCGCTCGTCGTCGCCGCATGCAGCGCCGCCGACCGAGTCCGAGTTCATTGATGACGAGAACGACGACGCGGTACAGGCTTTCTCAAAGCCTCCGCGTGTTGCTCCGCAGGCGTCGATGACACAGCCCGTCGAGACCCCGAAAGCGGAGTCTGCGCCGGCTGCTGACTATTCGGTGTCGGACATTTTCGAGAATGCCTCGACGCCTTCAGCCCCGACGCCGCAGGCTGTAAATCCTGCGACGGCCGGCAAACTGAACGCGGCCGACATTCTGGCTCGCGCCAAGTCTCGTCTCGCGACCAATAAGTAAAAAAATCCCGGGGTCGGTAACGGCGTCGATTCGACCCTCCCCTGACCTAGTCGGCGACGGCCGACCCCGGGCTTTTACTTTTGTTCTGTCATCTACATCTATTTCAATAGGAAGACACTATGGGCCGCAAGAAGAAAACAGATACAGAGAACAATTTCGGCGCCTTCAGCCCCGACGGCGAACACCCCGTCATTACTGAAGTGCTCAAGGCGTCTGCCGAAGACAGTGACCCGCTAATCGGGTTGCCGTTGCCCGCCCTTTCGGCCCGCTATTTACTGCAGGCCAACATTTTCCCGCTGTCTCGTTTCACGCAACTCCGGGGCGAGTACAGCGCCGGTAAGTCGGCCATGTTGCTGGAGATCATGCGGTGGTTTCACGTGTACGGCGGCGGCGCGATCATGATCGACACTGAGCACAAGGGCAGTTCGACAATGATGGCCGGCATGTTCGGCCACAACCCGCAATACATCAGGCACACGCGGTTGTGCGAAGCGTCGAGCGTGGAGGAATGGCAAACTCATTACATCCAGTATTGCAAAACCATTCACGCCGCCTGCGACGCGGCAAATTCGCCAAATCAGGTCGTGCCGATGTGCATTGGCGTTGATTCTATTTCGGCTGTTGAAGTAAATCGTCGCGTAGAGAAGGTGGCTGAAGACGAGCACGCTGCAGCGGGTCATCCGTATTTAGCGCGCAACCTGTCTGACTTTATGCGTACGGCGTTGGTTCCGACGCTTCGGCATTACCCTATTTCGTTTGTTGCGACTAATCACCTTAAGGAAGAAATAAATTCGATGGGCTTCGGCCCGCCGAAGAAGTATGCTCCGGGCGGCGCAAGCCTCGACTATTATCCGACGCTCATCATCGACATGCAGCGGACGTCGTCGAAGTTGATTACCGCCGGCCGCGCCGAAGGGCAGTCAGTGCGACTGACCGCTACCAAGAATAATCTTGGCGCTCCCGGCCGTCGTCTGGTGGTAAACCTCATGTGGTATACCGACGTTTCTGAGATCAAGGATGAAGAAGGAAATGAAACCTACAAGCAGCATCAATATCATTACTGGGATTGGCACACGGCTTCAATCCGCCTGCTCATGGATTTGCAGTCTGCCGACAAAAAGCCACAACCCGGTGTCGACCCCAAACTCCCCGCTCTTATTAAAAAGGTGTGCGACCTTGAGTACAAGCACGGCACCAAGAACGCGGACGTCCCGCTCGTATACTCTTCGGCTCTCGGTATCTCGAAGCAGAACGCGGTCTCCGAGGTGGAAGCCGCGATCATCTTAGAGGACAACAAGAAGGTGCTGAGCATGCTTCACGGTCTGCTGGGCATCAACGAGTACGCCATCTGCAATCCGGCGAAGAAGTACCGCGAGCAAATCACGGAACGGTTGCGCGAGCAGCAGTTGACTGACGTGCCGGAACTGATGGCGGCATCGGCTGTTTCCGGTACTAGCATCATCCCCGAGAATTACGACCCCCTTGGACAAGTTGACTGAGGTACAAGCAATATGCTTATCGACTGGTCGATCAACAGGACGCCGGTTACTGTTATTTTGGAACCGTGGGAATACATTCATGCGCATGATGTAGGAATCAAACGATCCGCTGCTAATTGGGGCGTCAAAGATTCCGCAGCCATGAAAGACAAGGCGCGGCAGCAACCAAATCGCATTGCGAACGTTGCCGCAACACTGTGCGAAATGGCGGTAGCGAAGTATTTAAACCAGTACTGGTCTGGTAGCGTGTGGTATCGACAGGAACACAACGCTCGCCGGAAAACGCCAGATGTCGGTAAGAACGTGGAGGTGCGGCGGATGCGGGCGGAACGCGGAAACTGGCTTGTCGTGCGCGAAAGCGGCAACGACATCCCCGGCGCCACCGTGTGGGCCGCGCACGTCAACACCGACGACATCGAAAGCCGTACAATCGAAATTTACGGCTGGATTCCGCAGGTTATTGGGTGGGAAGACGGCATGCCCGGCGCGAGTTATGACGAAGACGGCGTTGTGCGGCTGTATCCCATAAACCAGTCGTATCGGCCTGAAGAATACTTCTTACCAGAGTTTCAAGAGGCGCTGGCTGCACATGTCTGAAATAATCTCCGCGCCTAACTGGTTGCGCATGTTGGCAAACGAGTTGGAAAGCAAGGATTTTCCGCGTGGTTACGGCCCGCAACTACGCAGAACAGCAGACATACTTGAAGCAACGCAGGCCGAATTTTCGAAAATGGACAACGTGAATGTCCAACTGGGCATTAACCTCGCCAAAAAGGAAGAGGAATTTATCGCGTTACGTCAGGATATGGTTTTTTTGTGGCGACGGTACCAAGCGGCAATCGAGGTCATTAAAAGGTACGACCCCGATCTTGCCGATGAACTTGGTGCTTACAAACCTAAATTCCACGAAAGTCTGATATGACGCCAGCACATCCGCTAGCCACGCAACTTCGCCAGTCTGTCGCGCAAGCCCGCGCAATAGATCGTTCAGAGTTATTAACTGCAGCGGCAGAAGAACTAGACAGGTTATACAATCTTGTCGGCAGTTCTGAGGTCATGGAGTTAGAAAACGAACGACTTAAATCAGAGTTACTAAAAGCGACTATGCAGTACGCAGAGTATGAACCTGTTTTGCGGCTTATTGCCTGCGGCCCGCGGCCAGACGGCACATACAACTACTGCCGCGAAGCGTGCCAACAATTAGCGCAGAAAGCACTATCAAATGGACAACGAACGTGACGATTTCTTCAACTCAATTTTTCGCCCCAAAGACGGCTTCGAAAAACAACTGGTATATGAAAACCGTGTTGTAAAACGAGTCATCACAGAGTGCGGCATTAAACCGCGCAGTTGGGGTAAGTTAGTCAACATTTGCCGAGACGAGACTGGGCATCCGTTTTTCAGTTTCAATTGGTTTAATAACTTTTTCCGTCAGTTCCCCGCGCGCTTGTGCGGGAAACGAATCGGGTACTGCGGCACAAAGGCGGACGACAACGGCGTACGAAGAAAGATAGGGTTGTACGAACTAAACCTCGCCGACATCATGAAGCCTGACAAGAATTTGTTGGTGCGGGCTGTGGCAAACGCGTTAGGCGACGGTGATGTCGATATCGAACGCCCGTTCGTGTTCGTATTTCCGATTGTCAGAAAAACGTTTTGCGCTCATAATCTAAGCACAGATAGCAGCGACATCGCCGCGAGGGCGCAGTGGGTTTTCCGGCACGAACGCAATACCATGACGGTGGAACCGACAAACTTTCTGTTCCAATCTATCGGCGGTGACTGGTATCAGGACTAGCCATGAACGGCAACGACGTTTTCCGGCCGGCACCCGCGCAGAAACTGCGTAGTGTCTTTGCTACGGTGCATACGGCGACGTTCAATGCCACGCAGTTCGACGCCTGCAAGGATTTCCTGACACGCCGTAGCGCTGAGACAGAAGCCATTCCCATTGTGGACGAGCAGCAACTGCTTATGGCGGCTGATGGCCGCGTGGCGGAAACTGGTTACCGGTTCAACGCGATCGGTTTTGCCGCTGTGGCCAATACGCTGGTCAGCGGGCTCAACAGCATCTTCAACGAGTTGGCCGGCGAGACGCGTTACCGTTTCGCGACAAGTGCCGTCAACGGCGACCTGACTGCGGCCATCAGCATCTACAACATGGTGATGCGCGCGCGGTTTGAATCTTTGCGGGAGCGAACACTGCTGGTCAACCACAAAGACAAAACTATTGAAGGGTTTTTGGGTATAGATCATCGGCTGCTCGACAACTCAGTGTTTTTGAACTTGGTGTCAGATACCGCCCTCGACAAGCAACCGACGGCGGAGTTTTACCGGGCTGAGGTGACTGGGCGCGAATTGCGTATCTACTATGTCGACGCGCTCACTAAACGCACTGATATCTATGTAGACCCGCGGCACACATTTGCCGGCGGCTGGTATTTTTCAAACCGCGAAGACACCGGTTTAGCCCTGAAAGCCACAACGTGCCTGCTAACTAAGTTCGGCGCCGCAGTAGACAGCGGCCGCAGGAAAACTAGTGTGCGGCACATCGGCGCTGATCTGGTCGGTCGCGCGGCGATACTGATAGGAAAAACGTTTGAGCAACGGTTGGACATGGACTTAGTGGCGAGGAACATCCAGCGCATGACGGCGACGAATCTCGGCTTTTCTCCAAATAAAGCCACGCTCGACGCCGCCACGAATCACTGGATTAGTTATCTAGCCCAGTACCGTGTCGCGAAAGAGGACGCGCGACAGGTGTGCAAGAACGCCGCGGTTGTCGGGTGTGACCTAGAGCCGCGCGACCCAATCGATGTTTACACAAAGGAGATAATGTCTTCTAGAACACTGTACGATCTTTTCTGTTCGATGTTGCGGTATTCCCGCAACCAATTCCATACAACACGCGATTTTTTGCAGAGTACTGCAATGGAACTGCTGTTGTTCAATAAATAGGAGAACGTTATGGGACGGAAATCCAAAGCGATGTCTGTTATTCAGGCTGACTTCGTCGGCGGCAACGGCGCTGTTGATACTCAAAATCGCGCGTTTATTGCCACGCTCACCGACGAACTGCAGAGCGTCGTGTCAGAAATCGACCAGATTTTTGGCGACGTGCAGGTGGCCAGTTTAACGGCGTTTTGGCGCGTTGGTCGCATCATCGTAGATGTGCGAAACAACCCGAATATCTATCTTACGCAGGAACAGCGGAACTCAAATGTAGATGGCGCGTCGCTGCTGCTCAGCATTTTCGCTCCGGTCTATTCCGCCGATCAACTTCGCGGGGCTGTCAGTTTCTACGAGAAGTACCCCAGCGAGGGCGAAATCACGCGGCTGCTCAGCCTGCGCTGCCCGGAGCGTCCGCGGTGGCGTATGACGGTGTCGCACGTACAACTGCTGACGCAGATCAGCGACGACGACCAACGAGCCACGCTAGAAGAGAAGTGCGCCGAGGAAGCCTACACGGCGCGTAATCTGGCTCTGGAACTGCAGGAGATGCGCGGCAAGCAGAAGAACAGCGGCCGCACGCATCAGGCGCCCAAGGGCTTAAAGCAGCAGTTACAGGACCTGCTGACGCATCAGCGGCGGTTTATTGCCCGCTCTGAAAAACTGTGGCTGGCCGAAGACTCTGATAACATTTACGACGACATTGCTAATGCCGCGCCTGAAAAACTCGACACGGCTATGTGTTCGTACTTCGCCGAAGTGCGTGAAAACTTTGATC